CAACGCCGGCCGCGATTACACCACGCTGACCATTGTCCGCGTGGTTACCGGCGCAAGCGAGATCGGCCCGACCTATGAGGTGGTGGACGTGTGGACCGACCAGGGTACACGCCATTTTCAGGACGTACCTGGCCGGCCGTCGCTCTTTTCGCAGCTAGTGGCCCGGCTGCGACATTGGGGTGTGACTGCGGTTGTCAGTGATTTCACCGGCGTTGGCCAGGGTATCACCGACGCCCTCATTGAGACCCTGGACCAGCCGGTGTTTGGCTTCGACTTTTCCAAGGCTCATGGTAAAAGTCGCCTGGGCAATGATTTCCTGGCGGTGGTAGAGACCGGGCGCTTCAGGTATTTCGCCGGGTCGATGGAGGAGGAACTCGGTGATTATTGGTGGTTTTTTACGCAGGCCGAACACTGCGGCTATGAGCTGGCCGAGGGGGTCCCGATTGAGCGCGGGCTACGTTGGCAAGTCAAAGCCTCGGCCAAGGTGGTCACCAGTATTGGTGATTCGTTGCCGGTCCACGATGATCGGCTTTTGTCGGCCGCGTTGGTGGCTGAGGTGGACCGGCTGGTGCGGAGCGGGGAACTATTTTTGACGACTGGGGAGAGCGTGGTCATACCGCGCCGTGATGAAGAGAGCGGAGGGTGGTCGTAATGGCAAAGAAACATTGTCCGGGCGCCGGTATCATATTCCGGTCTACATCTGGGAGGTGTCCATCCGGGTGCGTCAAAGTCATTTATGAATACTGGTGGGCTTTCGAGTCGGCGGCGGAACGGAACGACCCCGATGAGATTTGTACGGAGCGTTGGTACAAAATTTATCGTCGGGGCCATGGCCCCCAGCCGCCGGCGCATTATGGTTGCAATTGTCGCCGGTGGTTTGCGTTTTATATGTGCCTGGGGCCTGGCGATCGCCCGCCCGTTTTTAATCGCCGTTGGGACCCAGAAAAAAAGGATTTCCGCGATGACGAATGACCTCGGAGCGTGGTAAATGGTCGCCAATATCTGGCAACGCCTCTCCAACTGGATAGCCCGCCGTCGCCTGGCTCTGGCCTCGGTCGTGGCCGGGCCGTTGCCGGCCGCCCGGGCCACCGAAGCGGCCGGCTGGGACCTGGTCCGCTCCGGCGCCGGGCCGGCCGATCGGCCCTGGAGCGAACTGCGGGAGGACCTGACGGATACGCTGGAAGCCTGGCGGCGGAATTTCATTGTGCGGCGGATCGTGACCATCACCACCAGCTACGTCGTTGGTTCGCAGGGGATCGGGGTCAGCAGTACCCGGCCGGCGGTCGAGCGCTTCACCCGGGCTTTCTGGGAGCATCGCGAAAATCGCTTGCGCTCCCGGCTGTCATCGTGGTGCGATGAGATCACGCGCTCCGGAGAGATATTCATCGCCGTCTCTGCGCCCTCTGAAGTTGATGGCCTGGCGTTTATCCGGGCTATCCCGGCCAGCTGTATCCAGTGGATTGAGACCGACTCCAGCGACTACGAGCGGCCGCTGGAATTTCACGAAACGGTGCCCGGGCGGCTGGAGCCGAAGATTTGGAAGAGCCGGCACACGGCCAGCCTGGATGAGCCGGTGCTTTTGCATTACGCCTTCAACTGCGTGGTCGGGGCGACGCGGGGCGAAAGCGATTTAACGCCGGTCCTGCCGTTGGCGCAAAGGTATACGGACTGGCTGAAGGGCCGGGTCCGGTTCAACAAACTGCGGGCTGACCTGGCCGCCGTGGATATCGAGGTGGACGACGATTCCAAGGTGGAGACCAAGCGGGCCCAGTATACGGCTACGCCCCCGGTCGGCGGCGCGTTGTTCGTCCACGGGCGCGGTGAACGGATCAGCTTCCCGGCCGCCAACATCAACGCCGGCGACGCCGCCCCCGATGGCCACGCCCAGCGCATGGCGATTAGCGCGGGGAGCAATTACCCGTTGCACTTCTTCGGGGAGGGGAGTGACGCGAACAGAGCGACCGCGAAGGAGATGGGTGGCCCCACGCACTCATTCCTGGAGATGCGCCAGGCTGATTTTGCGGAGGCGTTGATTGACCTGGTCGATTTTGTTTATCGCCGGGCGGCTGAAGCGGGTCACGGTCGAGTCCCGGCCAACAACGATTTGCGCCTGGCCTTCCGCGTGCCCGATGTCAGCGAGAGTGACAACGCGGCCCTGGCGGCGGCGGCCAGAGACATCGTGACCGCTTTCGGCCAGATGCGGCGTTATGGCTGGATTACGGATGAGTTGGCGGTCGGGCTGACGTTCAAATTCTTCGGTGAGATTTTATCTCAACAGGAAATTGATGATATCCTGAGTTGGGCCACTGACCACGATTTGATCTTTCCGGAAGGGGACGAAGAGGAAGATGACGAAGACATTTAGGTATCCGGGGAATTTCCCCAGATACCAGATAGAGGAGCTTTATTATGGAAGAGACTATGATTGGGGAGCGTGAAAGCAGTCGGCTTTATATGCCCTTGCGATTGGCTCAGGCTGATGGTGATGAGCGACGTGAGTACTCTGTTTCCTTCATCAAGGCCGGGCGCGTTCGCCGGCGGGATGGCAAAGAGGCCAATTGGCTGATTCCACGGTCAACAGTGCAGGCGGCTGCTCACCTGATGAGTGGCAAGGCGGTTTTTGTCGATCACACCCTGGGGGGCTTTTTTACGCCGGCGCATCCGTCGCTGAGAAGTCTCGCGGGCGTCACCTTCGGCGCAACTTGGAATGACGCTGAGGGCCGGGCCGATGGCGGTCTGCGTCTTTCGGCGCGGTCGGACCTGGAATGGCTGAGGACGCTCCTGGATGAGATCGTGGCCGACCAGATGGCCGGGCGGGAGACTCCAGATGTAGGCCTCAGCCTCGTTTTCTTCGGGCAATCGGAGTGGCAAGGCGAGGATGAGGATGAGGAGCGCTTGCGCGTGACCACCTCGATTGACCATGTAGAATCGTGCGACATCGTCTTCGGTCCCGGGGCCGAAGGTCGTCTGAGAGAAGTGTTAAGCCGCGTCGATTCCGGCGCGTTAAATAGAACGGAGGTTCATATTATGTCTGAAGAAATTTTGACCGAAGAAGCGGCAACCTCTGCCTCTGCTGGCCACGAGGCTGCCGCGCTAGATTTACCGGCCAGCGTGGCCGGGTATCCGTCGCCGGTCCCGGCCGGCAATGGCCGGCTGGACCGGCTGGAGTCGATGGTCGAGAATCTGGTTGGCGCGGTTGGCCAATTGAGTCAAGGACTGGCCACGCAGCACCAGCGCGAGGCGGAGCGCCGGGTCATTGGTGATATGGGCGTCGGGATTGCGCCAAGGGATCGGCAACCGGCGAATATTCGGGGCAGCTTCCTGAACAGCTATGATCAAATCGAAAGGGCCTATGAGCAGCTAATGGGGTTACCGGTCGAAGGGCCGGTGCATCGGCTATCGGGTATCCGGGAGCTTTATATCTTGCTCACCGGGGATCGCGATTTCCGGGGGGAGTATAACCCCGATTTGGTCCCGATTCAGTTGGCTTACTCTAGCTCTGGTAACAATGCCGATACCAGTACGATGGCGGAATTGACCCGGAACGTGATGAACAAACGCTTGATCCAGCAGGCGGATTTGTTGAATGAATACAACTGGTGGAAGGCTATCGCCCATACAGATAGTTTTAACTCGTTACAACAAATTTCCTGGGTACGTTACGGCGGCATCGGCTACGACACCGGCACCGGACTGCCGAGCGTGGCTGAGAAGGGCGAGTACCAGCAGCTCCTGTGGGAGGACGACCGCACGACCGCCGATTGGACGAAATACGGCGGGTATTTGCCATTGTCGCTCGAGATGATCGACCGCGACGACGTGGCCGGCTGGCGGACTGTGCCTCGGCAACTGGCGGTGGCCCAGGCGGTGACAATTTCTTCGGTTATTTCTGCGCTGTTCACGGACAATTCCGGCGCTGGCGCTGATCTCTCCGATTCGGTTGGCGATGGCTTCGCCTTCAACACCACGCGGGGTAACCTGATTACGCAGGCCCTCGACCAAGACACCTGGGCCCTGGCAGTTGAGACGATGTACAAAATCACGCAGTTGCTCAATAGCACTGTCTCCGAGAGTCGTCGTTTGGCGGCCCGACCGCGCAAGCTTCTGGTCCCGATTGAGCTTGAGCAATCCGGGATTACGGCCACCACCTCGCCGGTCAAAGCCGGGACGCTGGCTGATCGGTACCCGGGCAAGCGTCTCTTGCGTGAGGAGGACATCATTACTGTGCCCCATTGGACCAACGCGAATAACTGGGCCGCGCTCGCTGACCCGAATATCTGCCCCTTCGTCGGCGTGGGATTCAGGTTCGGCGAGATGCCGGAGATTTTTGCGCCCTCAGAGAACAATCACATTCTCTGGTTGCATGACGTGCTGCCGATTAAGACCCGCTGGTTTTTCGCCGTCTCGGTCATCGACTGGCGTGGGGCGATTAAGAGCAATCAATAGTTAGCGCTGCTAACTAATTGGCTTTATAACTTTATGACTTCAGGAGATTTACTTATGGAAACTGAGAACGAAACCAAGCGCGTCACCCGGCGTGAACGAAGTGTTGTTCCCCTGGCGACCGCGGCTATCGTGGCCCTGATCCTGCTGGCCATGGTTAACCTGCTGTTCGCCCCGGCGTCTGGCGTATCCGCCGCGCCGCCCGCCGCGCCCACGCCTATCGCCAACATCCCCGGCGATAGTGACAACAGCCTCTATGTCACGTTTCAGTCGGCGCTGTCGATGTCGGCCGACACCAATACCACCGGGCGGCTGGTCCAGGGCTATGAGTACCTGGACCTACAAACGACGGTCGACCAGACCGTCGTCGGCACCGAGAACAATACGACCACTATCACCATTCAATTTAGCAACGATGGTAGCAACTGGGACAATGGCCCGGCCATCTTGAGCAGTAACGCCGCTGATACGACTGATATGACCCGGGTTCAGCTATTCGGCCGGTACGTTCGTTTTAACCAAGACGTGACCCTGGGCAACCCGATCACCATTACGCTGCTGGGCCTGGCTAAATGACAAAGCAACTCTCTAAGCAGGCGGTCGCGGCCGCCTGCGCTACCAAAGGCATAAAGCCTGACCAGGTGACCGACGCCCGCTTGAGCGAGGGTGATATATTCTTGCAGACTGTCATTGGCGAGATCCGTGTCGAAATCTCCGCCTTGCCGGCGTCTACGCCGGTGGTGATCGAGGCCCAGCCGGAGACCCTGCACATCGCCGGTGTGCCAAGCAATACGCTGGCCGCCCTTGTCAAGGCCGGGTATACCACGCTGGCCAAAGTCTATAACGCCAGCGATGAGGACCTACTGGCCGTCGATGGCGTCGGCCAGGCGATGCTGAAGCGCATTCGGGACCAATTGGAGATTCCATTTTGAGCAACCTGGCTACGATTCGGGATCGCGTTGAGCAGCAGCTTGTCGATACCGGCAATAGCATCTGGTCCACCGACTTGATCGACGAGGGCTTGCGCCAGGCGCTGGCCGAATTTAGCCTTGCGATTCCGCTGCACCAGATTACCACGCTCACCCTGGCCGCTGATACCTACGAGCTTGATATTTCCTCGATCTCCGGGCTATTGGACGTAGAGCGGCTGTGGTTGCCCTATACGGCTTCGTCTCCGGAGAACCCCCCGAATTGGCGCGGCTTCGATCACTGGCGCGACAATGACATTTTGTATCTCGGCGACTATCAGGCCCAGAGTGGCGACGTGGCTAGAGTGTTTTATACCACCGTCCAAACCGTTGAGGACCTGGACAGCGCTACGTCAACGACGGTGACGGCACTGCAGGAGTCGATCTTGGTACATGGCGGCGCGGGCTACGCGGCTACGTCGCGGTCGCTGGACCTCGAAGAGCAAGTGACCCTTGGTTCCAGAGTGAGCAAGGAGATCCAGGCCTGGGGGGAGACTCGCCTGGCTTATTTCCGCTCGCTGCTGGCCGCTGAAGCGCGGCGGCTGGCGCTGCTCGGCCGGGGGAACGTGGGCCTGCCGGCGCTGGACCGCTGGGACCGGGATGGGCGTGGTTGGGCGTAGATTGACAGGGGTACCCCTGATGGCCCCGTGGGGCCGTGTCGCTACAATTGCGACTTGCTGCTTGACAATAAATCAGGCTAGAGCGCGTTTGCCCCCCTGTTTTTGGCCGGCCAAAGGGGTTGAAGGCCGGCCAAGGAACGACTATGGACATTCGACGGATCGCCACGGCCAGGGCCGGGCGAGGGAAGCCGGCTCTGGTCATTCAATTTAGCAGTGGCCGGCCGGTGGTCATCAGCCAGGCCGACCTGGTCACCTACGATACACCGGCCAAGCTGCGGGCTGAGGCGGCGCGCCAGGCGGGGCGTGGTCTGGCTGAGGTTTATTTTCATTTTAATCGTGATGGCTCGGTGGCGGTGGCCACCGGCCAGGCTCCGGCCGTCTGGCCGGAAGATGATTTACAGGAGTAGTTATTATGGGTATGAATGGCAAAGTTGCGCCGGCGGGGAAACTGCGGGCGCGGCTGATCAATGTAAAACCGTGCGGGTTTGGTTGGAAACTGCGCAATCTGCCGCATCTGCTGCGGGCCTGGCGCGTGCCGCTGGCTCTGGCGCTGCGGATACCGACCTACTACGGCACACTGCGGGTCCGGCATTTCAAGGTGGATGGCGTCGTGGTGGACTACGGGTTAGTCGGCTGTCGGGTGGTGACCACCGCGTTCGTCAATTTCATCGTCGATCAATTGCAGACAGAAACGGCGGTCTTCGGCGACTTCAAATACCACGACTCTGGCGTGGGGACCACGGCCGAGGCGGTCGGGGACACTGATGTTGAGACCACCGATGGCGAAAGCCGGGCCACCGGCAGCCAGACCGAGTCATCGGCTAATGTTTATCGGTCGGTTGGTACGGTCGCCTACACCACCACCAAGGCCATCACCGAACACGGGTTGTTCAACGCGACCACTGGCGTGACGCTAATGGACCGCACGGTATTCACAGCCATCAATGTGGTCAATGGTGACTCGATTGAATTCACCTATGATTTGACCCTGACGGCGGGAAGTTAATTAGATGAAGCGAATTATTTTGGCGATTGCCTGCGTGCTGCTGGTGGGCGTCGGCGTGGAGGCGCAAATGGCGGTACAATTTTTTGTCATTCCGGTTGAGACAGTGGGCGCTGCTCGCGGCCCGCAGTATCTCCCCTGGCGGTTTGACGCCGACCCGGAGAACTCCATTGTGACCAATCAATGGAGTTGCAAAGACAACGGTCTCAGTCCGACCATGATCTGCGCGGTGGATGCAGACCAGGCGGAGCTTGATACTCTGGCGGCTAAGGTCGATGTCTTCGGTGAGATTCCGGCCGACTTGGACAGTACGCCCTCAGCCCAGGCGCTCAGCGATTTCGAGGCTTTTGTTGAGGCCAGGGCAATACCTGGTCAATTCAATCCGGCTACCGCCTGGCGCGAGATTCTCAGAGAGGTCCTGGGCGGCTTCTTCGCCAACCAGAAATACCACCGGCTGACCGGCGAAACGTTGGAGGAGAGTGGTATCACCCTGAATACCCAACTCAGGAATATGCCGCAGGCCACTCAAGACGCGCTGGGCCAGGTGGCCGGTGAGTTCGGCTATGACTGGTCCGAGGTCAGGGATACCGATAACGCCAGAACAATCCTCAAGTGGTTTCAGGCACAGTGGGGGACTGAGCCGATTCATTTTGGCTTCGTCACCCTGTAGAGACCAACAAACAATCTCTAATCATCCGTAGCGGCTGCCTCTGTCCAGCCGCTTTTTTTGTGATATATGGCCTTACCAGCGACTGACAGTTTCACCGGCTCAACCGGTGACCAGCTAACCACATACTCCAGCAATTGGACTCTCAATCCCAATGGCAGTGGTGATTTTGATATCCAATCAAACGCCGTCGCGCCGGACATCAACAACGGCGCCGACTTCGCCGCGCACTGGAACGCCGACACTTTCGGCAATGACCAGTACGCCGAGGGTGATATCGCCGCTATCAGCAGTGGCATTTACATTGGGGTGGCGGTGCGCTGCGCCACCGCTGGCACGGCAAATTGGTATGGATTTACCTCAGATAGCGCCGACGCGAGCTATCTATTTAAATATGTCGGTGGCACATTTACGCAGCTTGGCTCAACCGGCAACGCTTTTGTGGCCACCGACACCGTCCGCATCGAGGCCGAAGGGACGACCATCACGCCGTATATCAACGGCAGCACAACCGGCACGCCGGGGGCGCAGACCGACTCGGCCCTCAGTAGTGGCGCGGCGGGTATTGGTGGGTTTGACGATGGTTCGGGCAGTCGGCTCGACAATTGGGAGGGGGGCGATCTCGGTGGCACAACCACGCCGCAGGCGGCCGCCGGCTCGTTAACGCCGGCCGGGACGCTGGCCCGGAAAACGCTGAAGGCCCTGGCTGGCAGTCTCACCCCGGCTGGCTCGCTGGTCCGCAAGGCGCTGAAACCCCTGGCCGGCGCGTTGACCCCGGCCGGGGCGCTGACCCGGAAAACCCTGAAGCCCCTGGCCGGTAGCCTGGCCCCCTCCGGCGCACTGGCAACGGTTTACATTCAGGTCCTGGCGGCGGCCGGCGC